AAATTGCTGTTAATATAACACTAAACGCATAATGACTACTTCTTCTCCAAGCAGTTTCAACAGGACTGCCATCGCCAAATACAAAATCTGTTTGAGAATGGGCTGTTATTGTTCCAGAAATAAATCCAGATACCAACGGATTAACCAAGTTACCGGTAGAATCTACAGGTAAATGTTTTAATAGAAATGGTTTAATATAATTTTTTACTTGCACTGCTGGTGCATCTGGGTTACGTATAAATCCTTCAGATATGTCCTTCCACATCACAAGATTATCGCTAGTATACGGTGCTGGGCCGTATAATGTTTGCCACCAACTTGGTTCAATACTAAATCCTAACATTTCCCATGGGCAAATATTTGGGCGATCAGTGTCATAGATCCACTGATAAATTCCGCGCCAGTATCCCGGAGTTTCTTGACCGTCAGGGGTACTAAATGAATTATACTTAAAAGTAAAAGGATTATTTCTATCAAAACTTAACGGTTTTGTAAAATCTCTATCAACTAATGACGCCCATTGGTAGAATGAAGGAGCTAATACTTGATCAAATTCTTTTCTGGAATAATCTCCAGGTCTATTATAACTAGGTATTAGTTCTGCAACATCAAAAATTTCTGTATTGTATTCTACTTTAATATTATTAAAAATTCTTTTTTCTAATTCAAGGATAATTGCATCTCGATAGTCGGCAACGCCGTTTATACCGTAAGTACCATATGCAAGTACGTGACTACCGTCGTGGCCTTGTATCATCCAACGCGGAGTAACCAATGTTGTATCTAAGTAAAGCATTGGTTTATATTTTGGCCACATGCCTAATTTAGTCGGTGTTTCTGGAATGAATGAGCCGTCTGTGCTGTCATATTCAACAATAGATATTGTATCGTTTTCAGCCAGAGTATGATTAATAACAACAAATCCTTGCTCATTAAAATAATAATCTGCTTGATAAATTAATTGTAAATCGTTAACATAGACAATAACAGCTTTGTTGGATAAAATATCTAATGTAAAGTTTGTTTTTAACGGATATGTTTTTATTCGAGGATCAACAACTGTGATATTTGTTTTTACGCCGGCACGATACGGTACCATATCACTGAAATAATACGGATCTGTTTTAGACTTATCTTTGTTAATTTGTTCTAGTATTAAATCAACTTGTTTAGACGGAGTAGTTTCAATTCCTAAATTTAATGCTACTGCTAAGAAATTCTTTTTAAATTGAATATATTTGTCTCTGTTTTCTTGTATTGCTCGGATCACATTATTAGTTTCAGTTGTAATATGATATAAAGAAATACTCGAAGGGCTACTGTGTTGTACAAACTTAGTACCGTACGGTGTTATATTACCCAAATCTCGTAAATTACTTGCGCCTGGGAAGGTTCCAATAAAAGTAAGTGCATAGATATTATCAACAATACTGTCTACATGATCAATTACTTCACCCAGCGTTAATGTTGTTAATCCGCTGTTCAAAGGATTGTGTTGTAAATTTAATGGAATTTCATAAAATCCATTAGAATTTATTGGCTGGGCGGCGTATGTTTTTATTGTTAATACATCAGTTTTTAAAATATCTGTTTTTAATTTAATTGTTTTGTAGTCTGGAGCATTAACTACTGACCAGTGATCAGTTGCTAAACGTTTACCGTTAATGTATACACGAACTACTAAATCTTTAAGATCTGAAATATTATCAAAGATATCTAATTTAAAATTATTAGTTTTGTTTGAATTTTTGTAAATTCGTATACCAGCTTGAGTATTTGGTGCTGTACAAGTTTCCCATGCATTTTTGTAAATTGTATTTCCTGCATAATCTTTTGTACTGAGATACCCCGTATTAACAGGAACAGTTATAATATTAACAGATTCTCTATAAGAAAATACGTCTGTATCAAAATTGAAATCAAAAACAATATCTCCTATATTTTCTATATTCCTGTAAGAAAGCGCAAATCCAAGATTTGAGTCGCTTATTCCTGTTGGATTAACCCTATAAGAAAATAAATGAGTTCCTTTAAAAGTAGTTCCATCATACTTGTCTATATCGCTAAAACTAGTTCCAGTTGCATCAACTACATCAAACAACGGAAACTGGTTAGTATTAGTTTTTTGCTGTGCTGAAATCCATGTCGTACCAGTGAACCAATACATTAATCCTTGATTTGCAACTCCTTGTTTTACTAGTACTACTTCATTATCAGCTGGTGAGTGTAGTTCAACTAAATGAATTTGTCGTGAATTAGCAGATAGATGTTTAACATCTATAAACTCTACTTTAAAAATTTTATTTTTAACTAATCTATCTGTATCCGATAAAAATAATATTTTTTGTCCTTCAGATAAACTGATACCGTCAATGCTATATCCTAGACTGCCTTCAATGGTTGAAAATGCATCTGTTGTGAATGAATCAACTAAGTCAATATCAAAAATTGCATCTGTACCAAAATTAAATAATTTTAAATCTGCATTGAATTCAATAATAGGACGTACTGCTCTAAGGGTTTGATCCAAAGATGCTATTGTTTTATTAAATGATGCGCTGGCATTTATTACATCTTTATGAAACCATCGGTTATATCGAGACCAAGGGTTATGATCTCTACTTGCTCTATTAATAACCATATAGTCTAATGTTTTTGCAAAGCCGGTAGAATCGCTAAACGCATCTATATCAAAGGGGTTAGAATCAAATAACAATGTTTCAGATTCTGTATAAGTTGTTGATATTTCTAAAATTGACTTTTCAATCAATTGAATAGCAGTGCCTACTCCTTCAACATAGTATTCACCCGTTGCATATTCCGCGGGAGAAACTTGTCCGCCAAAAGATACCTTCATGCCATTACTCAATGCAGTACCATCACTTAGTGTATAGTTAACTTTACCTAAAATTTCTGATTCAACGTTAATGGATGAATTTTCATCTATATTGTATATTTCAAAGAGTCCGCCTAAATTTACATCAGTCTCACTTTGATAATATAAAACATTTGGAGAGTTTACAGGAATAGTCATTGTGATTACTCCACTTTCAACCCCATAAGAGTCTATCCCAGGTATTTCATACCTATCGTCAATACCGGTTGATCTTGCAGTTTTTATGCTGATTGGATTGCTTGGACTAGATATAATAAATTTATAAGTTTGTCCCTTGTATAATTTAATCACAGGATTAGGAGTTAGACCGTCTGGAGTAAACACATACTGATTATTTTGTCCTTGATATTCAAGAGTAATTTTATAAGTACTCTGTGCTGTAAGTTGTTGGCCAAATATTTTAATAGTCTCGGGGCCGTACGATAACCAATAGTAGTTTTGAAAATTAACAAACTTGTCCCAATCAATATGAGGATTCCAAGAATAAAATTCTTGTTTATTAAGCCTAGCATGATTAGACACATTGGCTCCAAATACACTTAGTTGGCTTATATAATCAATATAGTCTTTAAAGAAAGTAGTATTGCCTAAAGTATCTTGTACTGTTAATGCTGGCTCCAATTGGTAATTCTGACGAACTAAATTTGGAGCTTCGATGAATAAATCTGTACCCGAAGTTGATTTTGAATACGGTCTGCCAACAAATCCGTTAACTTTTTTAACCGTGCCAGGTGCTACCAGTTGATCTACTGTTGCTTGTAAAAATCGTTTATTAGCATCTGTTTTAAAAAAGTTAGGTATTAAATTTACACTAAGTCCTTTAGACCCTGATGGATTTGTAAAATCAGTCATTAGATATTTCCGTATGTTGAGCTAGTTGTGTTTTGTGATGATACTGCGCCAAGTGCTTGCCCAGTTACCGATTTAATATTACCCGATGTTATTCCAGTAATTATTTCAATATCGTCTACAGTTGCACTACTAATAAAAATCTGATCGCTTGGACATTTTATTTCAAATAAACTGCCAAAATAAGATCCGTCTTGTCTTGGCACAATAATAAAATTAGTAATATCAGGAGCAAGTTGTGTCATTACATAAGTTGATAATTCTGTAAAATAAAATATATCTCCAAAATTCCAATTGTCTAATGTAAAGAATTGGTTGATTGCAGTTATTGCTCTTGATTTGATATCGTTTTCTGAAACTACTGAATTTAAACTTTTAGTTATTTTAAAACTAGCTTGCAAATCAATTGTCGCAGAAGCTCCAAATAATAATTTATATGTAACTGGATGGTACACAATTTCATCACTAATTGATTTAATTAAATTCAATTTTGGAGCAATCAAATTATATAATTCGGCCGAGCTTGGAGGTAACGGTTTAACAGTAGTAGAGCCGTCTAACCACTGACGGAACAGTGTATCATAACTCTTGGTTAATACGTAAATATCCATAATGTTGCTTGCGCCTGGATCTATTCTAGATTCATAATCGGCTCTATGAATGTACTGGAATTTTAAATTGCCTCGTCCAACATATACTTTGTAATCTAATGTTGGTACTAATAAAGATTTTGTTAAGTTTAATTTCTTAACTACTCCAGTATCTGAGAAGTAAAAATGTTGTCCGTCTATGTATTGAGATAACGATCCAATACTAGCCTGATTTGCAAAAAATAATACTGTGTTATCAGAATTATTTCTATAACGATAATCATTTTGTCCAGCCGAGATAGCGTATTTTTCTTGTACTATAAAAGAATTTTGAATATTCTGGTAATCAACAATATCAAGGAATAATTGTGGATTATCAACTATGTCATTATTATCCGAATCTTGGAACGATACTACTATTTTTTTATTATCAATGTAGCCGTCTAATCCGTTAAATGATGATACAATATCCCATTTTAAATCCTGTGTAAAAGGCTTACCAGACGATCCTGGTTTTGTGTTTATACTTAAAATATTAATTAAATCTTTTACAACTGAATTAGAAGTGCTGTCATAAACTGCTGTATTGTCTTCAAAGAAAAATCTTATTTCGTCATCGCTTTCAAATACATATCGTAATAATCTAGTTGTAATTGTATAGAAATCGTTATCAGTAGTAAACAACAATATCCAACTCGAATCGTTCTTTAAATTAGATAAACTACCTTGATTAGACAAACTAAAACCAGATGTTGCATCTAAATTAGTTTCAAATATGATTTTCCAACTTTGATCAGTCGCATCGTAACGTAACCCAAACGGCCTGTTACTGTATATTAAATCTATCATTTGTGTAATTACTGAACTGGCAATTGACAATGATAACTTAGGAATAATTTGTGTTATCTGTGCAGTTGAAGGCACTACTTGATTTAAAGTAATAGGGCCAAGTCCGCTAGAAAGTATTCCTGTTCCGGCGGCAGTGCCGTTTGCGTTAACAGATATTACTTGTGCCCATATATAACTTGATCGCCCGGATAATGTAGCATCTCCAACTTTTAATGTGTTTGACTTATTAAGGTCAAAATAGTAGCCGGTTGGGGCTGTAAATTTTACTAAAGCATTAGCTGTTAAATATTTTAAGTCTGTTGCTGTATATGACCCTACTGGATAAGGCCTTATATCATTTAATTCTCCAACATAACCAGTGCTAGAAGTGGTATCAGATGTTTTATTATACCATACAATGTTTAAACTTGTAGATAAAAAGTTAATAAAGTTTGAATAATAAAAATTTCTCAAATCTGCATTTTTAATGATATCAATAATTTGATTATAAATTATACCTTCAATATCTACCTTAGTAGCATATTTAAATTTGATAGGTAACGTATAAGATTCTTGGAATATAACTCCGTCGTTTCCAAATAAATTAGTACTACTATATTTTCCAGTAGGATCTTTAAGATCAAAGTATCTACTAATACCACTGGATGTTCTGTTAACTGATTTTATTTTAGCAACTTGTTGGTTAGCTGACAGCGGACTAATGTTATAGTCTTCAGCTGTTATCATTCTGTTTTGTGTATAATAAGTGGCTGATGCATTTGCTTTAATGTATGCGTTAGTTTCGCTAGCCGAGGCATTAGAAACTGTGCTTACTAAACTTAATGTAACAGTTAAAGTTTCGTTTTGTCCTTTACGAGAAGTATATGGAATAGATATAGAAATGTTTCTAATATCTGCAGGGTTGATAATATAAGAAAGGCCGTTACTAATACGATAATAAGTTCTAAAATCTCCAAGCGGTAATGTTCCAAATGTGCCATCACTAAATGCTAAACTAACAGCATCACCTGTTCTTGTAACTACTGCATAGATATTTTTTATACTTTTATTAAGGCTGTTATAGATAACATTATTTCCAGTAAGTTCTGGAATTTTTGTCCATAGTTCTGCTTCTGCACCGTTCTGATCTAATCTATAAAGCCATACATCTGTATTATTAATATTCTGTGTTGCAATATCTATACTTTCATTTGTACTAGGCTGACTAACTGTAAATGCACCTGCATTTAACGTTCCTTGTGTAAAATTAAAAAAGAACCCAGTGTTAATACTTGCGGCACCGTGGCCGTCGTCTCTATAAACACAAGCAGGACTATTACCTACTTTTGGAGCTTCTTCATAGATATAATCTTCGCCTTTGAATGTAGTGCTAGTAATTTCAAAATTCATAGATTTGCCTGCTATTGATTTTGAAAAAGCATACACTGGTACATCTGTGTTGGATCCTTGAAATCTATATTGGCTTGTTGGAATGCCATAGATGTCTGCTTTAGCCGAAGGATTTCCAAATTGTTGTGTAGCAGGCATAGCGGCATTCATCACTTTGGTAAACTGATCTAACCAGTTAGCATTTGATGGATCGTTCCATGTGATAACTTGTCCTGCTAAGTTTCTTCCGTTACTATCTACCACAGTTTCGGTTGTTCGAACGGTAGTAAATTTTAATAAACCCTTAGCTGGTACATTACGTTTTGCATTATAGCTGATTAATCGTGCTAAACGTAATACACTATCACGACGTTCGGCCAGCTCTAAAAAGTTTTCTCGAGCATTTAAATCTACACGGAATGCAATGCTTTGTCCAAGGAAAGCAATAAGATCTACCAAAGCAAGATATTCGCTAGATTCAATATAGTCGTTAAAATCTTCAGGGTAATTTGTTCGAAGATAGGTAATCATAGTCCTGCGAAGATTTTCAAAGTCATAGCTTTGGAAATCTGCATTTTTAAAAGACTGATAAATCTTTTTCCAATCTTCAGTAATTAGCAAGTTATTTTGTCTATCAATGGAGCTCATATTTTATCCTAGTATTGTATTTATTTTCAAAGATTAACTGCGTATTTTACTGCATTAGTAGACCGTTAGCTTGATCAAATCGTAACTGTAAAGTTTGCGAAATATTATAAGGTAAAAATATCAAGGTGCATTGCACCTGTATGCCCTGCTCATACGCTGTCACTGTAACGTTTTCTGCTTTTACCCGAGGATCATAATTGACTATTTGATTAATATTTTCTAACACTAGATTTTTTATTTCTGGCGTTAATGGCTCAAATAACAAGTCCCAAATAATTGTTCCAAAGTCAGGTTGCATTAATCTCTCACCTTGACGTGTGTAAAAATGATTAAACAAATCTTGTTTGATTAATTCAAAATCATAAAGATTATAGTTTTCTGTGTTAGTGTTAACTGTACTAAATCCTTTGTATTTTTTTTCGCCAAGGTTATCTGGCTGACTTGCGGCAGGCAAGGTTATTTTTTTATATAATTTTGCATTTGAACTCATTATTGTTGCTCCTCTGGGGGCGCTTCAGGCGGAATTATTTTAAAAGATCGGAAGAGCAC